TCATTCTTCCAAACAATCAACACAATTAACCAAGCAATGTTTTACTTATAATAACTATAAAGATGGTGATATAGTTATCTTAGAGACGACATTAAGACAATTTAAGAAGACTTCTAAATTTGTTTTTCAAGAAGAAATCGGAGAATCAGGAACTCCTCATTTGCAAGGGTCAGTTTGGTTTAGTAAGAAGACTCGCTGGGAAGAGTTAAAACTTCCTTTCAGCATGTGGTGGTCTGCAATGAGAAATGAAGACGCATGTTTAGACTATTGTTCCAAAGACAAAACAAGAAAACCTAATAGTGAAATTCACATATTTGGTTTTCCTAAACCTTTAAAATTAATTAACCCTAACAAGGATTGGCAAATTAAAATCTTAAATATAATCAACGAAGAACCAAGTGATAGACTTGTCTATTGGTTCTGGTCTCAAGAAGGTGGAGTAGGTAAGTCTCAGTTCTGTAAATATCTATGTGCAACACAAAACTGTGTATTTATAGATGAAGGTAAAAAGGGTGACATAATGTATAGCATTATGGAAGCAGATATGGATAAATGTAATACTGTTATCTTCGATATACCCAGAGACAACGGGAATAAAGTGTCATACAAAAGTATTGAATCCATTAAAAATGGAATGGTTTATTCTCCTAAATATGAGTCAAAACACAAACTGTTTAACTCACCGCACTTAATATGTTTTGCAAACTGCATTCCGGATGTTTGCAAATTAAGTGAAGATAGATGGGTAATTGAAGAAATCTTTTAATGATGAGTTATTATTAACTAATCATTTATATCTTGCCTCTGGTCGGGAATATCCCCACATGGGGGATATCCCCTCTCCCTGCGGGGCCTCTTGAGGGTTACGAAACACCCCCGCATGGGGGGTGTCTCTCACTGCTAAAGGGTTTATATATCAGATATGAGTTTAAGCATCTTCATAATGAAAATCAATCCAGTATTCTATAGATACTGGAAGCGAAGTGGCAGTATAAATTCCACCACTCGCAGCAACAGCATAATGCATAAAAAACAAATTCTTTGTATTTGTGGTGGCAGACGAGTCATTAAAAATGCACGTTTTAGGCATATGTTGCGTAATATCAAGACGCTTAACTACGTTATATTTAAAGTCATTATTGGTAAATGATTGCTGAGCAACAGAAACACCAGTTCCGCCATATTGAGCGTAACCAACTTTATGTGTCCATGACTTTTTGATTACCCAGTAATCTTTATTATAAACAGATACAATGTCCTTAAGACTTCCAACAGGAGCAATAGAACTATTGCCTGATTGAAATAGTTGATTAATATCACCAGCAACAGGTGCAAAACAAGGAGTGTTTTTCACATAACCTAACATCAATCTAACCTCACAAGGTTGAGGTGTAGCGTTAGTAGTAGCATTGTATGGTAAAGGAACTAAAACATAATTAAGATAAGTTTTACGAACTTTAATCGTATTACCAATACGACTTGCCTGACCAACTCCTTGAGAGATTGTCCAGTATAGTGAAAGAGGTGCCATAGGATAAACGTTAAAATCAGGTGATTCCAAGACGTTACCAAATCCTACAGGACCCGGATTAACTTGCACACATTTATTTTCAATTTGTGAATGGATAGTTCTTTTCACATATTTCTTTATAGAAAGTGAAACCTTCGGTTTAGAAAAACGCTTTTTGACAATCCGCTTTTTTCTGAGAAGACGCTTCTTTCTAATTGCCATTATAATATACGCTTAGATAAAAAATTCGAATATTCCTTAATATTCGATTTAATATTCGTTTTCGATATTCGCTTTTAATTTTAAAAAGCGAATCAGTAACAACAAAATGAGTTATTTTTTTTGTATGAGACCATAATATGGTGTGGTTTTGAAATTTGCGATTTTTGCAAATATTCATGATATACCCCCTTTGAGATTTTGAGAAAATCAATTAAATATAATTACGGTTTTTATTTAAAAATAATTATCTTTAGGATATATATGACAGAGACTTTAGAGACTTTAGAGATTGGGAAGAATGGTAATAGAAATGTTCATTCTTCCAAACAATCAACACAATTAACCAAGCAATGTTTTACTTATAATAACTATAAAGATGGTGATATAGTTATCTTAGAGACGACATTAAGACAATTTAAGAAGACTTCTAAATTTGT